GCCAGCATGGCCGTAATATCGTCGCTGGTGCCGTCGCCCTTGCCTTCGACGTACTTGCCGCCTAGACCTTCCAGCCCGCCGGTACGAAAGACTGGGATGCCGTCGTACTCTGGGTGCTCGTGGTCAGCCCGACCACCCTCGGCCAATTTCATCCCACGGGCTTGCAAAAGCGCTGCAAGCTGGGGGATAACCGTCATCTGCTGTAATGGTTTTTGAGGCGCCGTATTTGTTGGACCACTGACTTGCAATAACTTAGGCTTAGGAATATCTAGCCCGGTGGGCAGGTTTCCAAGGCTGGCCATAGACTTTGCAAAGTTTGAAATGTTGTCGTCTTGGAGCTTTTGGGTTGTTGCATCTGTCTCGCCGCCGCCAGCAAAGTGCGAGACCATGCCCCCGTCTGCATAGAATTGGGGAATCACATCCTTCTCGGCATCTGGAGCAAATTGAGCAAGTGCAGCCATTGCCTTGCTGACGTCAGCATTTTGCAGTGTAGGGTCTTGAGAGTCCATCCAGCGTTGCATGTTTGGCATATCAAGTTGTTTTAAGCCTTCGTCGTAGCGCATAGAATTACCCATTTTTCCTAGTGTTAATACCTTTCCGGGGAGCGGAGACTGATCCGTAAATTTTGGAGTTGGCGCAAGTGTTTCTATTGGTGATGTAACCTTTGGAACAACTACTGGCGGAATAACAGATACCTGAGGTGTTGTGAGCGGCTTTACCTGTGATGTCGAAAGCGGGATCTGCGAGGTTGTCAAGGAAGTCAAGTCGCTGGTGGTCAGCGAAGGGATCAAGACGCACGCCTTCAGAATTGGGTCCCACTCATAGCCAACATCGCACGAGTGCAACGCGCTGATCTGTACGCTACTAAGCGCTGTTATGGCTGAGGTGTTTAAAGCCTTTAGATCTGATGTTGTTAGAAGATCTATGTCACTTGTGTCAAGTGCGGCTTTTTGTCCAGTGACCAAAACTTGAGTCAGGGCTCCTATTTGTTCGCTCGTGAGAGGTGCCAGATTAGATGTGGCCAACACATCCACCGACGGCAGGTCAGCAGAAGTCAAAGCCGCTTTTTGGCCGGTCACCAAGACTTGACTCAAGTTGCTTGGATTGCTTGAGTTGTCAATGCTGCGAGTTACAGGCAAACCAGAATCGGCAGTACCAGTAACATCCACTGGACTCAGAGAGCTTATGTCGCCCGTAGTCAAAGCCGCCACTTGAGCGGTCCCCAGCGCGTTAAGAGCAGAACTGGGCTCCGTGTTTAACGCAGCGGTGTCAGATGTTGTTGCAGCGGCTCCACTTGGATTGTTTGCGTTGTATGCGGACAAGTCGCGGTTGTATTGAGCCACTGCATCAAGATATTCTTGCGAGTTTGGATCGGCAACGCCTAGGTCGGTTACTTGTTGAAATTGCTTTGTTAGGTTATCGTATTGCATACGATTTGCTGCGGCGTACTGGAGTTTAAGTTCAGCTTCCGTAGGATTGACATTCGCAAAATCAGCGGCGTTCAAGTGCCCCAGTGCGGATTCAGCCGCTTCCCAATCGTAATCTGAAGCTGCGCTGTTAATGGCCCTTGAGTTTCCAGCACTGCCTACCACCGACCGCAGCGCGGCCATTGGATTGCCATTAAAGACAGACTGGGCTATTCCAAGCTCCGTAGCAGCAGTCTTTAGGTCGGCTTTGAGCGCTGGGTCACTGGTGGCATTACTTACCGCATTAATAACTCCGCCGATATTGCCTTTGCTTAACGCATCGGCACCGTTTATGTAATTTGTAACAGACTTGAAAGAGGATGTGTCTACTCCGGGAATTTGCACGCCCATGTTAGCGGCGCCTGCAAGCGCACCTGCTATGTTTCCTTGCGATGCCGCATACAGCGCATTGGCGCCCTCAATGAAAGGGATGGTGGCTGGTAATACAAACTCCACTGCCTTTTCAATAAACGGCAGCACAGCAGCAAGACCGCCGCCCCTTTGCTGGACGCCAGTGACTTGGCCATTGAGGTCAATGTTGACGTATTGGCTTTGCCCATTGTCAAACCTAAACCCAATTGGGGCAGCGTTGTAATCTGGGACTAAAGCGCCTTCATGACCGCCTTTAATTTGCGGGTAAACCAAGTCAACAGTCGTGCCTACAGCTTTGGAAATTGCATCTGCTTTTGCTTGTGCAGCATCAATCTCCGCTTGAGTAGCGGGCGCGCTGCGCACGGGCAACCCCCCAGTGGTTACTGGCGCTGCTTGATCTCTGCTGTTGCCCGGCATCTCTATCTCCTGACGGCGTTATTGAGCGCCTGCGCCCAATCTTGCCATGTTGCAAAACCATCAGCGCTCGGGGCTCCAGTAAAACGACCAATACCTGACAAGGCGTTGGCCCACTCTCGCCATTGCGACTCTGGTGCCGTACCAAGTTGGTTTGCAGCAAATAGCTCTGCCATGAGTTCGCACCAACGATCCCATGTGAACGTGCGGGGGTCGTATATCTCTTTGTTGTAGATCATGGGTTGCCCGTTCCGCGAACATCGCCAGTGGTCAGGTTCAATAGGACACGGCCAGTTTGATAGGTTCCGCCAGCGGTATTAGATTCAAAGCGCAGGCGCATCTCACGGCGCTGCTCACGCATGTCAATCTTGCGAGTGTCCGGGCTAAAAGTATAGGGATCTGATTTCACCACGGTGTCCTCTGCGTAGCCTTGGCCGGTGACCACCACGGTCATGTTGCCCACCTGAACAAAGTCAGGCTCGATACGCTCAAGTCTGGTCCAGATGTTGTCGCCGGGTTGCTGTACCGAGCCGACCAACCCACCGAGGGTACCGATGCTGTAGGTCTCAAAGTAGCTCTGTACGGCGTTTACGTTGGTAAGGTAGATTCGGTCTACGCCCGTCTCGTGCTGCCATAGCGTATAGGTGCCAGAGGAGTTGGCGTCAGTACCCGCCCAGATTGGCTTGGGGAAAACCTCAGAGAACACCCCAGCCGAGCGGCGGGCGCCGTCAGCCTCGCCTGCGTCGTACCACGTCTTGTCGCGCACGTTGTAGATGATGGCGTCCGTACACTCGGTGGCCGAGCCCTTAGGGTAGAACCACCAGATCTCGCCGTAGCGAGGGACCTTGGTAGCCCACACCTTCTGGCGCTGGGCCATGTTGATGTTGTCGAAAAAGTAGTTCTGGTTGTTGCCGTTGGGGATCTCTTGGACCGTGCCGCCATAGGCTAGGAAGCGGTCCACGCCGCACCAGTAGTAGATGCCGTCGTACTCGATCACGCTGCTGGACGACATGATTGAGGTCTGGCTGCTTATCAGGTCGTATGTCCAGTAGTAGTTGACACCGCCAGAGGATGAGGGCTGGAAGCTCACGCGGATTAGGGCGTCAGCGGCCCAGAACAGGCCAGACGGCGACGTGGAGCCGCCACGGATAGGTAGGCCCTTGACGATCTTTCCAGTGGCCACATTGTTCGCATTTGCGTCCGCAGCAACCCAGTTGGAGAAGTCCCCAGCGCTGGAGTTCTGGATCAGGCCGTTGTTCCCGTAGACAAACAGGTATGGGTGGATCACCACGCAACCGCCAGAGACAGCGATGTTGTTGTCAAAGGTGGCCGTGATCGGATTGGAGACCGTGAACGTCAAGTTGGTCGTGGTCCCGATGACCGTGGTCAGCGCAGACCCACCCGAGGTCGCAGAGATCTGGAACGTCGAGGTCCCGTTCGTTGCGATGATGTAGTAGCTGTTGCTGCCAGTGAAGCCGGGTATCGAGGCGGGCGATAGCGTATAGGTAAGTCCCGTCGGCGTGCCAGCCGTGGTGGTGATGGCCGTTCCGCCCAAAGAGGCCGACAGCGTAAAAGTCGTGGACCCGTTCGTGGCAATGATGTAGTACGTCGTGGGGCTCACATAGCCTGTGATTGAGCCTGTACCGCCCAATGTGCCGCTGATAACCACGGGCTGGCCCGTAACCAGCGTGACGGGTGCTGCGGTGCAAGAAAACTGCCCAGCCACGCCTGTGATGACCACGCCACTCAGGACCGAGGGCGCGTTGAGAAGGAAAGACAGCCCCGTGGCAGGACCAATGGTCGTCGTTATGGCCGCACCGCCAGAGCTTGTCGAAAGCTGTGCCGTGCTGGTGCCGTTGGTGGCGATGACGTAATAGATGGCTGGGTTAGCGTAGCCCGAGATAACCGTCGCAAGGGAGGTAATTGTCAGGCCCGTAGACGGCCCTATGCCCGTGGTAATTGCAGATCCGTTGGCCGTGGTGGACAGCGTAAAGGTCGTCGAGCCGTTGGTTGCAATAATGTAATACGTCGTTGGACTGGAATACCCAGCGATGGCCAATGCCTTTGCCGTAAACGTCAGCCCCGTGGTGGGTCCTAGGGTGGTCGTAATAGCCGCGCCGCCAGCCGTCAAGGACAACTGGAACGTAGATCCGCCGTTTGTTGCAATGATGTAGTAAGCGGTTGGGTTTGCGTACCCCGTGATTGCCGTGGCATTGGCCGTAAAGCCTAGGCTTGTGGTTGCCCCGACAGTCGTTGTAATTGCGCCGCCGCCCGAGGTGGTGGAAAGCGTGAACGTAGATACTCCATCGGTAGCGATGATGTAATAAGTCGTTGGGTTAGCGTAGCCAGTCAACGAGGCCGCGCTCAGGGTGTAGGTTACCCCAGTCGGGGTGCCCGCAACCGTGGTCACCGCACCACCGCCCAAGGTCGCAGACAGGGTGAATGTCGTCGATCCGTTTGTGGCGATGATGTAATAAGTCGTTGGATTAGCGTAGCCGCTGATAGAGCCAGTTCCACCAAAGACTCCGCTGATAACTACTGGCTGTCCGACGTACAGAGTTGTACCAGATGCTGTACAGGAAAACGTACCGCTTGTGCCAGTGATAACTACGCCGGTCAGGGCCGTGGTGCTCGAGGTTCCGCTGACCGTCAGGGTCTGGCCAACCTGCAACAGGGTGGCCGAGGTGCTGCACACAAAGACGCCGTTGGCGCCCGTGGAGTAGACGTTGGTCAGCGCGGTGGCCGTTGTGGTTCCGCTGATGGTGACGGTCTGGCCTACCAACAAAGCGATGCTGGGGTTTGTGCAGGCAAACAGTCCTGCTGTGCTTGTGGCGTAGACGCTGGCTAAAGTTGTATTGGTTGATGTGCCGCTGAATGTCACCTGCTGTCCAACACTTAAAGTCGTGGGGGCCGCAGTGCAGGAAAACGCCCCTGCTACGCTAGTTGCGTACACACTGGCCAAGGATGTGTTTGTGGTGGTGCCGTTGACGGTAACAGCCTGCCCAACGGCCAAGTTGTTCCCGCTGGTGTAGCTGAACAGGCCAGACGTGCTGGTGGCGTACATGCTGCCCAACGAGGTCTGGGACGTGGACCCAGAGATGTTGATCAACTGCCCAGTGGCCAAGCCAGTTGTCGCCGTTGAGGCAAAGCTGCCCGTTGTGCTGGTCATGTATACGTTGGACAACGGGTTGGTCGTCGTTGCAGTTGCGTTCTTTGACATCGTGATGGTCGTGCCAAGCACCGAAGAGACCGTAGTCCCAGACTGGATGCCAGTCCCAGAGATGGTCTGGCCAGCGCCCACACGGACGTTGGACGACAACAGGGTAAGCGTAGGGCTTCCGCTGGTTGTGTTGGCCGATGCCGTGAAAACACCTACCTTGGACAGCGTCAGGGCTCCGCTGGTGCCGGGGAACGTGCCAAACAGGACAGGCGTATTTGTGGTCGAGGTGATGTACTTTAGGTTCTGGCCGGGGTGCGCCACCAAGTTGTTGGTGTTGTTGCCAGTGCTATCGTAGGCAATATCAAACTGCCACAGGTTGTCATTGCTGGCCAAGAATGTGGTGTTGCCAGTCACTGACAGAGTAAAGCCTGCTCCTGTTCCTCCGATAGAGGCAGCGGAGGCGCTCAATACGTCTCCGACCACGTAAGCGGCGCCTGCCGTGGTTACGGTGACGCTGGTGACCTGATTTGTTGATACCCCAAGGACCGTCACTGTAGACACGACGATGGTGGCCAACGCGCCAGAGCCAGATCCGCCAGTTAGGGCCACCCCAGTGTAGGTTCCGACGGTATAGAGCGATCCACCACTGGTGATTGAGGTCGTGACTATGGCGCCAGAGAACGAGTAGTTGTACGGCCCAGAGCCCAAGCCGTCATCGCTGTCGGTGATCCATTGCTGCAAGCCGTTGTTGTAGCCAGAGACCACGTAGTTCAGGCCGTTAACAGCCGTCATGGCCATTCCACGTGAAACACCCGTCGCGTCCAAAAAGATCCCGTTGTACCCGCCGATCTTGCGGGGACGTCCGCGTTGAAACCTGACCCACTTGCCATCGACGTAGCACGGCGCATCAAACACCGTACCGTCCCGCTGTATCCCAGCAGGGACCTCCATCGAAATGACTTTTTTCGTGGTCATTAGAACGTGCCTCCAGCGATGCCGTTAGCGACATACAGTCCTGCGGAGGATAGGGTAGCGGCCTGCGTGCCGTTAACCGTAAAGCCGATGGTATTGGATGCAGGCAGATAAAAGCCCGTGCTCAGGTTGCCTGAGAAGTTGATCGACGGAGAGGACGCAGAGCCCACGTTGGCCGTGAATGTACCCGACGTAGCCGTGTTGCTGGTGGTGCTGTATACATTGACCCCATCGCAGACCACAAAAGCCGTTTGCCCTTGATTGACAACCTGCGTAGTACCACCGACGGCTACCGTCTTGAATGTCAGCGTGTATGGCCCAGTAGTAAAGTTGGACAGCGAATAAAGCTGTACCGTGGACGGCAAAACAACAATCGCATTTCCAGTAAGCGCACCGCTGCTGTAATACTCTTGGATGATGTTGGCGCCCTCAACAGAATTGAGGGTGGTCGTGCCTGCTGCAATCGTCTTGGCTAACTGTGTGAACGCAAAGGTGTTGGAGCGTCCGTAACCAAACGTAAACCAGTTGACTCCGTTGGATACGATTACCAGCGACTCGGTAAGCTGCAACTGTTGGTTTGCGTTGCCGTCGATGGTGTCTGCGCCAGCAGGAGAGATGGTCAGTATCCCAGTGCCGCCATTGCGGATCATGCAAAACCAATTCGAGCCAACAGCAGAAGCCGAGGGCAAAGTAATCGTGCCTACGCCACTGCCCCAAACAATAAACTGCGCACGGGCGCTCGATGGTATGGTGGCCGTCGAGTAATAGGTTGTTACAGGATACGACTGGTTCAGCGTGGAGCCAATGGCAGTTATGCCATAGCCAGCCAGAGAGCCCGCAGTTGCAGACGATGTACCCGCGCCAAAGACAACAGAGGCCCATACCCCGTTTACAGATGAGTTGTCAGTCAGGAAAATAAACTGTGCAATACCAGACGTTATGGTTGCAATGGTGTTGCCAGAGTTGTCGGTAACCGTGAATAACGGGGCTCCAATGTTTCGCACCAATATTGACTGGCCAGTGGATACCTGAGTCGCAGGCGGCAGCTTTAACTTCCAGCCAACTGTTGGAGCAGAAGAGTTTGTGGTCGCCGTGACGTCAATGATGCTGCTTGCTGGGGTGTTGTTGTTGCCGTTTATTGGCCACTGCAACTCGGTGTCAGCCGTAATCGAAAGAGATTCATAGCTTACAGACGACGGCGAGATGGTTTGGCCGGTAAATGGATTGACGTAGGTGGTCATGATTAGGAGTCCTGTGCAATTGCTTGGCGGTCGCCAATGCGTAGTTGGTCCTCGGTCTTGAGGGCTGCCATGGCGCCATCAAACAGGCCAGACCAGAGCGCCAGACGGGCGTCGTCTTTGATAAATGGGGCGGTCTGCTTCAGCGTACCGTACAGCATCGCATTCGGCGCGTTTTGGGTAAGCCAGTTGGTTTGGTTTGACGAGGACAGGGGCTCCAAGCGGGTATAACAAAGTGCTTCAAAAGCAAATGCACTGCTCGGGGTTGGGGCTACAAACCAGTGATCGTAGTCGTAGTCCGCATAGTATGCAGGCACACCAGTAGCGGTAACGTCTGGCCAGTAGCTGTTTAAGTATTCCAGCTTGCGCAGGTAGATTGGCTGCTTTTGGCCAGTTGCGGTGGAGATGGTCATCGAGACGGTCTTGCGCCAGCGGGCAGGCTTGGCAATAACCCCGTTGCCTGCGTTCATGGTGCTGGTGACCACCTCCATCTGGCCAAGGGTCTTGATGTCTTGCGCGATCTCAAACTCAGCCATGGTGATGGCCGTGGGAATAAACGCTATAACTGCCGCGTCGCTACGCTCTAGATACTGCAAAACAGTAGATGTAAGGCTGTCGTAAGTCAGAACGTAGGACGGTGTTGTCATCGTATACCCTATGAAAGAAAGAGAGCCCGTTCGTCGATGCGGCGGTTTTGCAGCCCTTTAAGGATTTTACCCCCACCCATACAATACTTCAAGAACTCGTCCGCAGCGCCCGCTTTATCCCCGTGTAACAATTTCTGGCGAAGCGTAGAACGCTGGAGTGTCCCAAGGCCGCAGTTAAAAGAGAAACTGACAAGCCCATCAAACATACCCTGTGTAAGGCTGACAGGACAGAACTGCTCGACCCCGCGCTCAAATCGAGCCAAATCTGCTGCAAGTATTGCATCTACTTCCTCCATGGGGAAAACCCTATCATCCTCTGGCCGTAGTGGGAAACCATCCCGCTGCTCAATTTTCATCTTGCCTTGCTCTACATAGAGTACATGCCCGACTCCGATTGTCCAAAGTTTTGCGGGGCAGCGATACGCACGCTGCCGAGTACCTTCATGGTGCTTGATGACCCCCAGTGCTTTGACCGATACTTTCATTTGCGTCTCACCGTCTGAACACAACCGACTTTGTATCCCAGATCACGCCATTCCTGAGCCGCTTTCTGGCAGGCGGCCTCGTACTCAAAGTACCCAACAACTGTGACGTACTGCATATTAATCCCCGAT